GTAAGGTTTCCTGCTACTGATGTCGAAGATCCAACTCGTGTTATAACTACTACATATCAGAATTACGGAGTATATGTTAGTGGTAATTCATTGCAATTGATAGATAAATCAGTAGTAGGCACAACAAACTGGAGACAGGTATTAGAAGTGCACCCTGGTGAATATCAAGCAGATATTTCTCGAATTTATTTAAGGAAACTTGACAGCGATTCTAACATTACAGGAACAATTACTCTTAATGAACTAGATGAAACTAGACTTGTAGTAAACTGGGACACTGACAGTTTTCCTGATGACACTGTAATTGAAGGACGTACAAGTTTTGATTATATAATTGATCCTACAAAAATAAATCCTACAGATTTAAAAACAGTTGGATTACGTGTGTTAATACTTGATAATGTAGGAAACGCTGATAATACAGATGGACCTGATGCTTGGAAAAACAATGACGGAACAGACTTTGTTGGATCTGCAAATGATATCATAGAGTGGGACGGTACTAAGTGGTCAATTGTTTTTGATGCATCACAAATATCCACAATTACATATAATACAAACTTAAATACTGGCGTTCAGTATCGATGGGACGGTATTGAATGGCTGTTAAGCTTTGAAGGAGAATACCCTGCTGGTACTTGGCGCCTAGACTTTAACGGATAAAAATACTTATTGATAAGTAATTTTATGACTAATATAGTATGTAGTGGTGCTTTATTTTATACTTTGAATACAAAACGTTTTTTGTTTTTGCACCGTGCAAAAGGAAAACGTGCTGATCTATGGGGTTTGGTTGGCGGCACAAATGAAAATACTGAAACTCCTTTCGAAGGATTAAAGAGAGAAATTACCGAAGAATTAGGTTATCTTCCTGATATTAAAAAAACACTGCCTTTAGAAAGTTTTATAAGTTCTGATAGTCACTTCCATTTCCATACATATCTTTGCATAGTAGACGACGAATTTGTTCCAAATTTAAACGATGAACACAACGGTTATGCTTGGTGTGCATTTACTAAATGGCCAAAGCCACTGCACCACGGTTTACGCAACACTTTACAGAGTAAAGTCAATCTAAACAAATTAGAAACTGTAATACAAACTATAAGCCTTCTTGACACATAATTTAAAATATAGTATAATAAATCAATGAAAGTCTTAGTTATTGGCGATATTGTCATAGACAAATACATTATTGGAACTTCGACTCGTTTGAGTCCTGAAGCACCTGTGCCTGTTGTTAGTCAACGAGACAGTTGGGAACAACTAGGAGGTGCTGCACTTGTACATGCTAACTTAGTCAGTTTAGGAGTTGATGCGGAGTTATTAGATTTATCATATCCTAAATGTATTAAAACTCGTGTGCTGTGTGACGGACATTATGTTACACGTATAGATCAAGATTATCATACAGATAGCGATAAAGTACTTGATATAATACAAGCAAAAGATTTCTCACAGTATGACATTGTCATACTAAGCGATTATGCTAAAGGAGTACTACATCATTCACAAGAAATTATAAATCATATTAACAAATATAATTGTAAAATTATTGTAGATCCTAAAGATCATTATAGTTTTTATCAAGGTGCTTGGTTAGTTAAACCTAACAAAAAAGAGTTTGAAGAATTTGGGTTTGCTAATTGGACAAAAAATATAATTATAACCGCCGCAAGTGACCTCATTGTAGCTGATCTAGGCGGAAAACATTATTCAGTAAGACCAGATCCTGTAGAAGTAAATGATGTTACAGGAGCAGGTGATTGTTTTCTTGCTACATTTGTTTATGGTTTGAGTATTGGCAAAGACTATGAAGCAAGTCTTAAACTTGCAGTAAAAGGTGCAACAGAATCAGTAAAACATGTGGGCACATATACTATTAAGGTTGAAGACCTTCAAGAACGTATTATTTTTACTAACGGTGTGTTTGATATATTACATAAAGGGCATCTTACACTACTTAATGAAGCTCGTGCGCTAGGTGAAAAACTAGTAGTTGGTATAAACAGCGATGCTAGTACTAAGCGTTTAAAAGGAGAAAATCGTCCTATTAATCCGCAACATGTTCGCAAGGAACAATTAGAAATGCTCTCTTGGGTTGATGAAGTTATAGTATTTGACGAAGATACACCCTACGAATTAATTAAAAAACTTAATCCTGATATTATTGTTAAAGGCGGAGATTATACTGTAGAAACTGTAGTAGGGCATGATCTTGCACCAGTAAAAATTATTCCTACAGTAGAAGGATTTAGTACAACAAAAATTATAGAGCAAACAAAATGAAAATATTAGTTACCGGATATAAAGGTTTTATAGGTTCAAATATTGCTACCTATTTGCAAAGCCAAGGACACGAAGTTGAAGGATGGGAATGGCAGCCTGGCATTCTTCCGCATACAGAAGATTACGACTGGTGTATTCATTTAGGTGCAATTACTTCAACAACATATACAGACGTTAATCAAATACTAGAACAGAACTTTGAATTTAGTGTACGTCTTGCCCAGATATGCGAAAACTTTGGAACTAATTTTCAATATGCATCAAGTGCAAGTGTATATGGTCCTACTGAACATTTTACTGAACACGGACCATTGCTTCCGCAGTCTCCATATGCATGGAGCAAGTATCTGTTTGATAGATTTGTTAATCAATTCAGAGACGAATTTCAAATTCAAATACAAGGCTTTCGCTATTTTAATGTTTACGGACAAGGCGAATTTCATAAAGGAAATCAGGCAAGCCCATATACAAAATTTACTAGACAAGCAAAGGAAGATGGTGTTATATCAGTCTTTGAAGGCAGTAAAAATTTTAAAAGAGATTTCGTATGTGTAGAAGATATTTGTCGGTTACAAGAAAAAATGTTTGACGTAAAACAAAGCGGCATATGGAATGTTGGTACAGGAAACGCAGTAAGTTTTGATACCGTTGCATCTGCAATTGCTAAAAAACATAATGCAGCAATAAATTATATTCCTATGCCTAAAGAGTTAAAAAATCAATATCAAAAATATACCTGTGCAAACTTAGACAAATTACATTCTGTAGTAGATATGGAATGGACAAACATAGAGGACTATATAAATGGAAACTAATCAACCTACGAGATTAGAAGGTGTAGTACAAAAAGGATGGGGCTACGAACTTATTTGGGCTACCAATGACAAATACTGTGGTAAAATTATGGTATTTGAAAAGGCTGGTTCGAAATTTAGCATGCACTTCCATAAAGAAAAAGAAGAAACATGGTTTGTTAATAATGGCAAATTTATTGTTAGATGGGTAGATACTGAAAAAGCGCAGATTTTTCAAAAAGAGTTAAATGAAGGAGACACTTGGCACAATCTTCCTTTAGTGCCACATCAGCTAGAAGCAGTGGTTGCAAATTCAAGTGTGACAGAAGTTTCTACACCAGATAGTGTCGAGGACAACTACAGAATCATTCCAGGAGACAGCCAGAATGACAGGTCCAAGAATTAGTTGGAGTTCTGATGTTACAAAAAAAATAGTTAATTTTAATTCTAAATGTGTAATAGGATTAGACAGAGACGGTGTCCTAAACAAAGATTTAGGAACATACGTAACTACTCCAGAAAACTTTGAACCTATAGAAGGCAGTTTAGAAGCAGTTGCTAAACTTAGATCTCTAGGATACAAAATTGCTATTATTACCAATCAAGGCGGCATCGAAAAAGGTATTATGACTCAGGAAGACGTTGAGCAAGTAAATTATAGAATGCTCGAGTTGTTGGGAGAGGCTGGTTGTCCGAGTATTAATGCTCTTTACTATAGTGCAAGTAGCAGAAAAGACGACATGTATGCAAAACCCAACACTGGTATGTTCAAGCGTTGCGAAAAAGAAAACCCAGATATACAGTTTTCGAAAGGCTATTACGTGGGTGATAAAATAAGTGACCTTAAAGCAGCGTTAAAAATAGGAGCAAAGCCTATTCTTGTCAGAACAGGTCACGGTAAAGAAACAGAAGAGTTATTGAACAAAAGATTTACTTACAAAAAAATAAAAAAGGCTACACAGATTTTTGACGATCTTGTAGCCTTTGCAGAGTATATGGAAACTGTTTAAGCCTGCGCTTCGCCCCATCTTAGGATCAAGTTAGCATCTGTTGCTGCTCCGCTTACCTTGTACACGTTGATTGCAAGTACGTCAGGACCGTTTGGATATGTTCCTCTTCCACCTAGAGGTGTATTAGTCAATTCTTTTAATTCACTAAAGTCTACAGTCGATCTTTCTCCTGGAGTAGCAATAAAAGAGAATACAGTTTCTCCTGGCTGTGCATAAGGCGGTTGAATAAATGTAGCCTCGACTGTGCCTGAGCCTGCCACAAGTGTACCACTATAAGCATTATTGAATTGAACTTCGTAGTATTCTGTACCGGCAAATTCTTTTAATGAAATATTGTTAACCTGTGAGTTTGCTGGGAATGTAACTGCTGACCCGCCTGTAATACTTGTTCCAACAGTGATAGCTGAACTATCTACACTTGCTTTAGTAAAGAAACCAAAGTTCCTATTTGAAAGATTTCCACCTTCAGTAATAGTGTAAGCATTAGTAGTGCCGC